ATTTGATTATGCAGTTGAAATAAACGAAGAAAATGATGTTATTGTAAAAAATGTAAATGAACAACAAAGTTTATTTTAGAAAGGTAGGAACGAAAAATGGAAGTTAAAAATAGTTTAGTTAAAACACAGAAACAAACATTTAGTGCATTTTTAAGCACAGATGCAATGAAAAAGAAAATCAATGAAATGGTAGGAGGAGAAAAAGGTCAACAGTTTATTACTGCAATTATATCAGCAGTTAGTACAAATCCACAATTAGCAGAATGTGACCATTCAACAATTCTCTCTGCTGCATTAGTAGGACAGGCTCTTAATTTGAGCCCTAGTCCACAATTAGGACAATATTATATGGTTCCTTTTAATGATAATAAAAGAGGATGTAAGGTTGCTCAATTCCAAATTGGTTATAAAGGTTATATTCAATTAGCAATCAGAAGCGGATATTATAAAAAACTAAATGTATTAGCAATTAAAGAGGGCGAATTAGTAAAATATGATGCACTTAATGAAGATATTGAAGTTAAATTGATAGAAGATGAGGAGGAAAGAGAAAAAGCTCCAACAATTGGTTATTATGCTATGTTTGAATATCTAAATGGTTTCAGAAAAACATTATATTGGACAAAGAAACACATGGAAGCACATGCTGAAAAATATTCAATGGGCTATAAAGCACATAAAGGATACACATTCTGGGAAAAAGACTTTGATGGAATGGCATATAAAACAATGTTAAGACAATTAATTTCTAAATGGGGTATCATGAGTGTTGATATGCAAAAAGCTATGGAAAGCGACATGGCAGAAATAAAAGAAGATGGAACTTATGAATATGTTGATAATGAATTTGAAGTAACAGAATCAGTTCAAGAAGAAGAACAACAACCAGAACAACAACCAGTTACAGAAGAACAAAATCAAACTACAAATGAAGATGATCCATTTTTACAAAAATAAATTAGTATGAAAGGAAGAAAGTTATGTACACAGAGGGTTTTATCAATTTACATAGAAAAATTCTCGATTGGGAATGGTATGATGATAATAATGTCAAAATTGTTTTTATTCATTTATTATTAACAACTAACTGGACAAAAGCAAAATGGCATGGCATAGAAATTCTTCCTGGACAGAAAATAACATCTATTGGAAATTTAGCAAATGAAACTAATTTATCAACTCAACAAGTAAGAACGGTACTGAATAAACTAGAAAAAACTCGGAGAAATAACAATCAAAACAACAAACAAATATACTCTCATAACCATTGAAAACTATGGACTTTATCAATCTAAAGGCGAAAAGATAACAAACAAATCAACAAACGAGCAACATTCAAATAACAAACAAATAACAAACGAGCAACAACAATATAATAAAGATAATAATAATAATAAGGATAATAAAAATAATAAATTAAATAAAATAAAATTAAATTCTTTGTATTTATTTATAAATAAAAAGAATAACAAATTCAAAGGGCTGAATGAAACAGATAGAATATCAATTGAGAATACATTAAAACAACTGGAATTATACATAGGAGAACATGATACATATTTACCAGAAGAAATGAAATTCGATTTACAATTAAAATATTATGCAATAACTCAAATATATTTAAGCCCATATAAGATATATTTATTAAATTTAAAAGAGAAATTATTTACAAGAATATTTCTAGCAGCAAAAAAGTATTGTCCTGTTACAATTGATGATGAAGATAAATTAGAAGATTTTATGAATTACTTTATTGTATGTTTTAGAAATGAACTGGAGAAAAAGAATGGTTGAAAGAAGAAAATATCCAAAGTTAACTGGAATTTGTGAAAAGGCAATTCAAAATAATTGGTGTTTAGGTTGTCAGAAGTTAGAAGATTATAATTTTACTGGAGTGAATTACTGCAAATATGTTGATATTGGGAAGAAAGAACATCTTCCCGATGTCGGCAAAATGGTATCAGATTATCAACAATTAAAAATATGACATCTCAAAATCAATTTTAAGGCGATTTATTTTTTAGACATGTAATTTTATTATTGCATGATAAAAAATTAAAATCAGCCATAAATTTTATCAAATTTGGTATAAAAAAATGACCATCATTGTATAAAATTTTAAAACGAAACTAACTGATAAGAAAAAAGGAGAAATGATAAATTATGAAGATTAATTTTATTGTTCAAGGAAAAGTACAAGCCAAGCAAAGACCTAGATTTAATGGAAAATTTGCATATACACCGAAAGAAACAATTGCCTATGAAAACTGGGTTAGAACATGCTTTTTAGAAAAATACAGAGGGCAACAGCCATTAGAAAAACCATTAAAAGTAAAAATAATTGCATATTATGAAGTTCCAAAAAGTGCAAGCAAAAAGAAAAAACAACAAATGCTGAATGATGAAATATATCCAACTGTAAAACCAGACACAGACAATATTGCAAAAAGTATATTGGATTCATTAAATGGAATTGCATATTTAGATGATAAGCAAGTTGTTAAATTAGAGGTTGAAAAATATTATTCACAAAATGCAAATGTTGCAGTAATGATAGAGGAGATTTAATTATGAAAATTGAAGATACCTACAATATACATAAAATAATATGGTGTATTTTTCCCCATTTTAAATCTAAATTTCTATGCAAAAAAGGAAAACACAATTATCTACTACATTCAAAAACAATAACATACGAACCAATTATTGAAGAAGATGGACACAATAAAATATTAAGAGTTCCAAGAGAACATATTACATATCTGAAATGTGAATGTTGTGGAAGAGAGGAGAAAGCCGAATGAAGCAAATGATTTATTCTACAGAATCAAAAAGAGAAGTATTAGCAACAGGTTTTTGTTTTGGATTACTATATTTTATTATGAATTTAGGATTACATCCAACTGCATATATAAAAATGCCTAACAATTCAAAAATAGATGAAAACGATATAGATGTGCATGGAGGAGTTACATATTCAAATGACCATTTATGGATAAGTGATAATGAAAAAATAAATGGAAAGTTTATTGGTTGGGATTATGGACATTATGGAGATTATGGAGGCTATGAGGAACTATTACCATTAGAATTTAGAAGTGGTGGAAAAAGATGGACCACAGAAGAAATATACAAGGAAGTTAGAGAAGCATGTTATCAAATTCAGAAAAAGGAGGGAGAGGCAAAAGATGAAATGCACAGGTAAAGAATGGGATCATTGCAGAGTGGAAAAAATGGGATGTACTGGTTGCCATTATGATGAATATAAATTGTGTTATGTTGATGGACATAAAGCATGGTTCACAAATAATTTTGAGAAACAATGGGGAGATGACTGGGATGATGCACCATACGAACACAATGCTGGTTTGCCTTATGACCATTGGAGCGAACTTATAGAAGATAATGAGGATATATTCAAAAGGAAATGGAAACATCATGAAATAAAACACAAAGTATTATATTTTGAAACTGAAGATTGGGATGAGGTATTGCCATGTGATAATTTTTCAAATAGTCCATATTCAGTAGAAGGAATAAACAAACATGCAGTTGCATGGATACATACAGATAAATATAACATATTAGCTGGAATAACAATGGAAGAATTTATTGACATTATAGAAAAACATGGTGGAACAATATATTTGCCAAGGGGGAAAAACATAAATGAATAAAGATAATGCTGGAACTATATTAATACCAATATATAATGACACAGAATATCAATATCATGAATGTTCAGAATGTAAAAACAAATTATATTTTCAAGAAGATATATTTATTCCACTATATTTTGAAGAAACAGAAAAAATAAAATTCTGTCCGTATTGTGGCAAGGAAATAATAAGAGTAACAGAGCCAAAATATGAAGTTGAACCAAATTTTGATTGGTTAGATGTGTTTCAAGAAATATTAGATAAAGCCGATAGAGAAATAGAATACGAAATATTTTGCAAAATGGATAGAGAAAAACAAAACGAATTAATTGACAAATGCAGATTTGGAAGAGAATATTTTGGCAGTTGTTTGAGTTGGAATGACAAGAAAAGTACATGTGAAATTATTAAGGAAATAGCACACAGAAAGCCACATTATTCATATATCAACAAATTAAAAAATGAATTTAAAAATAAATAATACAAAGGAGGCAATACCATGCAGCTAGACAATATGGAAGAGGTAAAAAAGGTAATTACTGATTTTAAAAGTATTTTTACAAATATTTATGATGTAAAAAAAGAATTAGAGGACCAACTATCAATAAAAGATGATGAAACGACAGATTACTTACATGAACTTGAATTAGGAAATTTAAATGCTATTGAAGTTATGGCAACAGCTAAAAAGTTAATTCATTCTAGGAAAGAAAGAAGAATAATAAAGGAAAAGCTGGAGCTTATAAAAACCACAAAAGGCTTTGTTGACAATTACATAGTAAAAGGAATAGTTGGAGATTTAGAGCAGGTAGTAGAAAACATAGATACATTAAAAAGAAATCAAGAGAATAGGCAATATACACCTAGGATTTTGAAAGATTTGAAATGTGCAAAAAAGAAAAAGGAGAAAACTAATGAATGAAATTGAAATTGAGGGTGTAAAAATTCAATATAATTCATGTTTTGTAAGAATAGTTAATTCCTATTTAATTACAGATGAAAAGAAAATGACACTTATATTGATATTATTTAAAAAGAGGACAAACTATCAGAGCAAAAGAAGTTATAAAAGTTGGTTAAAAGAATGGAAAACACATAATAGATTATATAGATTAGGTTTATTTAGGTCACACACAAGAGATTGTGATCTAGAAGAAAACGAAAAATTACATAGATTGATAGCTTATCAAATATTAGGGAATTAAGGAGAAATATAATGAGGAAAAAAACTTTATTAGAAAAATATTGTAGAAAAATTCACATTCCTTATGATGAGTCGATAGGAAATACATTTGGTTTCCTATCTTATCAATTAAATTATCAAGCTTGTAAATTAAGAAGTGAAATAATAAAGGAGGCAAGGAAAAATGGGAACAATACTATTCGTTTTTGTGGTAAGTTTTTTAATAGGTTTCGCAGTTAGTTATTATGGAATAAAAGATGACATAAAGGCTGCTAAAAATCTAGATGAATTAAAAATTAAATATAATGTGAGGGATGCAGATGGCTAGAAATGTATGTTTAGATTGTGGATATTTTCTCAATTGCAATTTAGCAAGTGAGCATTTAACCTATTGTGAAAAATTTGTTAAAGCACATAGGACAATATCAAAAATTGAAAATAGAAAGGAAGATGATTATGGGAAGTTTAGCAAGGAAAATTCAAAGACAACAATTGATGAAAGAACACAAAAAAGCACATGCAAAAGTGAAATTCGACAAAATTTGGGAGCAATTTCAAAAAAATCAAAGGAGAAAGGAGGGAAAGAAGTAATGAATGATAGAGCAAAATACACAAACACAACCGAAGAACAGCAAAATAGAATTGATGATGTTAGAAATATGTTTTCTGATGTGTACGATTTTATAGAAACAAACTGCAAACCAAGCAGAGAGACATCATTAGCAATTACAAAAATAGAAGAGGCTCAATTTTGGGCAATAAAAGGAATTACAAGAGAAAAGCCAGAAGAAACTAAAAACATAACTGGCAGTATGACAGATGAAAATGGAAATTTATTATTTTAATGGAGGTATTTAAAATGGGAGATGAAAAATTTATAAATAAGTGTAAAGAAATAGTTAGAAAATATGAAATGGATCATTTGGATAAAAGTGATAATGTTCCAGAGTTTGATGTTTTTGTTGTTTGGCAATGTAAAACATTACAAAATAACAAGGCATTATTAAGTACAACATTATTTAATGGAATGTATTATGAATGTACATATAATGGAGACAAAAAAGAGCTATATTTAGATGCTTATAAGAAATTTGAAAATAGATGTATAAATATGGAGGAGGAATAAAAATGGCACTAGATAGAGTATTTTGTACACCAACAGTAACAGTTGACCAGGATAAATATGATGAATTAGTAAAATATAAAATCTTATACAAAGAAAGGATAGATAAAAATATGAAAATAATGATTAGTCAGCCAATGAATGGCAAAACACAAGAGCAAATAGAAGAAGAAAGAGCAGATTTAGTAAAAAGTTTAGAGGAGAAAGGCTACGAAGTTGTGAATACAATATTTGCAGAAACACCAGACGAGGCACAAGATAAACCACTATTTTATTTAGCAAAATCTATTGATGCAATGAGTAAAGTAGATGCAGTTATATTTATGAAAGGTTGGGAAGATGCTAGAGGTTGCAAAATAGAGCATGAGATAGCAGTAAAATACAACAAATTTATAAAAGAGATGTAATAAAAATTAAAGAATCTAACGACACCTAATAATACAAAAGAAGATTAGGAGTGGTGCAATGACTAGAAAAGATTTAAAAGATTTTAGAAATAGAAAAAAATACATAAAATCAAAATTGGAATTTCTTGAAGAAGAAGAAACAAGAATAATGAATATAACTCAAAAAATGGATGGGATGCCTCATGCAAAAAATAAGACAAGCTATGAGCTAGAGAAGTTTTTAGATGAAAAAAATGAAATATTACAGAAAGAATTGCAGCAATTTAAAGAATACACAAAAGAATTATATGACCAATTAAATCAATTGAAACCACTCTATGCAACAATATTACAAGAGAATTATATAAATGGAAAGACATTAGAAGAGGTTTCTGTAGTAGTTCATTATAGTTATTATAAAACTTGTCATCTCAACGGAGAGGCTCTAAATGAGTTCGATAAATTAGACAAAAATAAAAGTGAGCAAAAAAAAGCAAGAAAGAGCAAATAAAAATGTGCTATTATAGTATTATCATAGTTATGTAGTAGAGGTAATTCCGTTTAAAAATGTGGGGTTGCCTCTAATTTTTATAATATATTTTCAATTGTGTTTTAGAAAAGAGGTATATTATGAAAATTGAAAATGCAGAAATCAGAACTATGGATTTAGCAAAATTAAAACCAGCTAAATACAATCCAAGAATTGAACTACAACCAGATGATGATACTTACAAAAGAATTAAGGCAAGTATTACCAAATTTGGAGTGGTAGATCCATTAGTAGTTAATAAAAGAAATGGATTATATACAATAGTTGGTGGACACCAAAGATACAACATATTAAAAGAACTAGGGTACAAAGAAATTCAATGTGTTTTAGTAGATTTAGATGAAGTTGATGAAATAGAACTTAATTTATCTCTAAATAAAAACACAGGTTTCTGGGACAATGAAAAATTGAAAGATTTATTTACTAATATTGATTTTGATGAAGCGGAACAGTATATTACTGGTTTCTCAAATGAAGAAATTGAAAATCTAAAAATGGATTTCATTGAAGATTTAGTAAATGAAGATTTTTCAGACATGGGAAGTAAGCCACTAGATAAGTTCTCAATGACATTTACTATTGACAAGATATATGAAGAAAAGTATTTGGCTTATGTTAAGCTATTTGGAAAAGATAAGTTAATCGAATTAATGACTGCTGAAGTTGTTAAGGAGGTGGACTAATATGCCAAGTTGTGGAAGTCAAGTAGTTTTATGTGATGTACCAATAAGATTTGACACATACAAAGGTTGCTCACATGCTTGTAAATATTGTTTTGTACAGAGAAAAAAAGACATTTCTGATATAGACAAAGGAGAAACTGCAAAAGCATTAGAAAACTTTATAAATGGTCATAGGGGTAATGATTTAAAATGGTGCGATTGGAATATTCCTATTCATTGGGGTGGAATGAGTGATCCATTTCAACCAGCTGAAAAAAGATATAGATTATCTTATGAATGTTTAAAAGTATTGGCCAAGACTCAATATCCTTTTATTGTTTCCACAAAAGGAAAGCTAATTGTGGAAAAAGACTATTTAGATTTATTAAGTAAATGCAATTGTGTGGTTCAAATAAGCATGATATGTTCTAAATATGATAAATTAGAATTAGGAGCACCAACTTATGAAGAAAGACTTGAAATGTGTAGAATTTTGTCGAAAAAAGTAAAAAGAGTAATTGTCAGAATACAACCATATATGACACAGGTATTTAAAGATGTCAAAGATAATATGAAAAGACTATCAGAAGCGGGAGTATATGGAGTTGTTGTTGAGGGAATGAAATTTGCTAAAAAAAGAGGCAAATTGATAAAAGTTGGAGGCGATTTTGTATATCCAAAAGAAGTATTGCAAAAAGATTTCATCCAATTAAAAGAAGAGGCACACAAATATGGATTAAAATTCTACTGTGGAGAAAACAGATTAAGAACTTTAGGAGATGCAATGTGTTGTTGTGGAATAGATAACCTAGAGGGATTTAAGGGAAATTCATATAATTTATGCCATATTATAAATAATAAGGAAACAGAAGTAACCGCTTCCATGAAAGAAAAAGGGAGTGCTGCTATTTTAGGCAGAATGAAACAGACAACTCTAGGAAAACTAAAATATAAAGGACAAACTTTTGAAGATGGAATGAAAACCGAATACATAGATAATAAAGAGCTCTACGATACAATATTTGGTAAATCTTAATAGAAAGGATGATAAGGTAATGTGGATATTAAAGCGATTAAAGAAAAATATGATAATAATGTTCCATTAAAAGATATTGCCAAGAGACACCATATTACTTTAAATAAATTAAATTCTATTATAAAAACTCAAGGCTGGCACAGAAAAAGGAGAGGCGGAACAAAAGGCAATAAAGGTGGTCGAGGAGTCAAAGGAAATAAAGGCAATAAAAATGCTCATCCACCAAAAGACAACCAAAATGCAGTTGTTACGGGATATTATTCAAAGTTTAGGAATTTATTTTCTGAAGAAGAACAATCAATTCTAAATTCAGATAATGTTCCAACAGAGTTAGAGCAAATTCAACATGAAATAGATACATGTGATATGCTAGAATATAGATATTTAAAGAAAATTCAAGAGCTCAAAGAAAAACAAAAGGATTTAACAATTGTATCAATGAATAAATATGGAACACAAGTTTCAACAGAGGCAAAAAGAACAGATGAACTAATAGATAAGTTCAATAAATCTCTTATAATGGTACAAAATGAAAGAAGAAAGGCGATTGACCTAAAATTCAAAATAAGACAAGGCAACAAAGAAGGCAGCAATGAAAATAACATAAATATCAATATAAATAGTGATAGCAAGAACAATTCTACAGATATTTTAGAGAGCATAAATAGGCAATTGTGGGGTGGTAATGATGACGGAAACACAGAATAGTCCATTTCCACTATCGCAAAAATATTTAGACTTTTTGAGATATGTAGCAAGTGCAGAGTTTTTAGAGGGAACTACATCAGCTGGTAAAACCACTGTGGCAGTTCCTAAATTTATGTTTAGAATATCCGATTATAAGGGAACAAAACCAAGCATTATTTCTGGGTTAGATTTAGGAACAATTGAAAAAAACATAATCAATTCAGACCATGGATTAATTGATGTTTTTGGAGAATACGATAAGAACAATCCAAACAATTCTGGAAAGATAGAATATAATCCAACTGGAAAAGGTAAAATAAGACTTCCACATATATTGTTTCATACACATAATGGAATAAAAATAATATATGTTCTTGGTTATGACAATAAAAAAAGATGGAAGAAAGCACTAGGAGGACAATATTTTGGGTTATTCATAGATGAGTTTAATATTGCTGATATGGACTATGTTAGAGAAGCATTCATGAGAGCAGATTATAGATTATGCACATTAAATCCAGATGATCCGAACAAAGAATGTTTCCAACAATATGTTAATAAAAGCAGACCTATTGAAAAATACAAAGATAGTGCACCAAAACAATTATTAGACTTATTAAATCAACCTCAAAAAGAAGATTGGACATGGTGGTATTTTACTTTTAAAGATAATGCTAGTTTAACAGAAGAAAAACTGAAAAAGATTACAGAGTCTGTTCCAGTTGGGACAAAATTGTATAAAAATAAAATATTAGGATTACGAGGCAAGACTACTGGTCTTGTTTTTGTTAATTTTGATAGAACAAAACATTGTATTACAAAAGAAAAAGCAAAACAATTTGTTAAGGCTGAAGATAAAGAAGAGACAATTCAGTTATTACCTAAAATGAGGGTAAAAACAGAGGAGTCGGAATACTTTATAAAATTTACTGCTGGACTTGATACTGCATATTCAAGTTTAAGTCCGGACACAATTGCAATGTCATTTGCAGGTATTACTAATAAAGGTAAATACATTTTATTAGATGAAAAAGTCTATAACAATGCAGAATTGCAAACACCATTAGCACCAAGTGATACAGTTAGAAATTTTATTGATTTCCTAGAAAGAAATCGTAAAGAATGGGGATTTGCAAAAGATGTATTTATAGATAATGCAGACCAAGCAACAATTAAAGAATTTGAAAAATATAAAAGGCAATTTGGAAGTATTTATGTATTTAATAATGCTTGGAAAGCAAAAATGCAAATAATCGATAGAATAAACACACAATTGGGATGGTTTGCAACCGATTATTTTTATGTTGTTGACACATGTGTAAATTATATAAATGAATTGGAAGTTTACTCATGGCAAGAGGATAAAGACAGTGTTCCAGAAGATGGCAACGACCACATGGTAAACTCTGTTCAATATTCATTTATACCTTATGCAAAGATAATTGGGATAGGAGATAATAAATAATGTGGTTAGGAGATAAGTTGAGAGAAATGGTTAAATCATGGTTAGATATTAGACCAGCACAAGGTCAAGGATTTGTAATTAATGAAAGTATGGATCATCAATCTAGTTGTATTAGAAATCAAATATGGTATAGAGGCGATAGTCATGAACTATCCGAATTTTACGGACAGTTACCTTATGCAGCAGATACATTCTGGGGAGCAGTACAAACTGCTGATATTAGAATAAAAAAATCACATACTGGACTTCCAAAGTTAATAATAAAAACATTGGTTAATACAGTTGTTACTGATTATTCTGGAGATGATGCCTCTGATGACTATTGGAATGAGGTAAACAAAGAAAATAAATTCGATACTAAAATGTTAAAGAAAATAGTTGTTGATACTCTAGTCTATGGAGATGGAGCATTAAAAATAAATTATGATCCTAATATTTCAGATAAGGCAATTTTAGAATGGGTTGATGGCTCAAAAGTAGAGTTTAAATATAAAAGAGGTAGATTAACAGATATTATCTTTAAATCATATCATGAGCAAAACAATAAAGTATATTTATTGGAAGAAGATTATGGATATGGTTATATAACATATAAGTTATATGATAATAAAAGAGAAGTTAACCTAAATACAGTTGAAGAATTAGGAAGCCTAAAAGATATTTCATTTGATAAAGAAATAATGTGGGCTGTTCCTATAATGTTCAATGAAAGTTCTAAATTTGTTGGAAGAGGAGAGTCAATATTTGATGGAAAATACGACTCTTTCGATAGCATAGATGAAATTACTTCTCAATGGTTAGAAGCAGTTAGAAGTGGTAGAGCAGTTAAATATATTCCAGAAGATTTACTTCCAAAAGATGCTGAAACTGGGGAAATAATAATGCCTAATCCATTTGATAATAAATTTATAAAAACACAAACAAGTATGAATGAAAATACTCAAAATAAAATTGATGTAGAACAACCAGAAATACCAACAGAAGAATATTTACAATCATACATAACATTTTTAGATTTATGTTTGCAAGGAATTATAAGCCCATCAACATTGGGAATTGATAATAAAAAATTAGATAATGCAGAGGCACAAAGAGAAAAAGAAAAGACAACTCTTTATACTCGTGGAATTATAATTGATACATTATCAGAATTTATTCCAGCAGTAATAAATACAGTTTTAAAAGCTAATTCTCAAATGCAAGGAGAACATACACTTCCAGAAGATAAAGACATTTCAGTTAAATTTGGAGAATATGCAAATCCATCATTTGAAGCACAAATAGAAACAATTAGCAAAGGTAAAACTGGAGGAATAATGTCAATTGAGGCTAGTGTTGATGAATTATATGGAGACTCTAAAACACAAGAATGGAAACAACAAGAAGTTGCAAGATTAAAAGCAGAACAAGGTGTTGTCGAAGAAGATATTCCAGCAGTAAATGGAGAATTAGACATAAATGAAATAGATATTGAAGAAACTCCACAAAATACAGAAAATGCTGAAAATAAAGAAATAGACAAACAGGAGAAAGGATTAAATGAATAATGAGTATGATATTTCACAAGCATTTCAAAGAATTGAAGAAACCTTGATAAAATCAATGTCAAGTAATCTAGGCAGACATCTTCGAGAAGAAACAAAAGAGGGAATGAATTGGAGTGCTTGGCAAGCAGAACAATTGAAATCATTAGAGGTATATAAGATTAGGAACAAAAAAAGGTTAAATAAAACCTTTTATAATATAAATACAGATATAAAGGACCTATTAAGAAAAAGCCGAGATGATGGAAAACTAGAACAAGAAAAATTGATTTTAGAGGCAATTGATAAAGGAAATTTCCAATCTAATGATAAACAGATAAATAAATTATGGCACATCTATCAAAAAAGCAAAAATTCAAGAATTAAGAAAAAACAAATTAGTAGAATTTATAGTAAAGTAAATCAATCTGAATCAGCTTTCTTTAAGGTTGATGAAAAGAAACTAAATGCTTTGATAGATGAAACCACAGAAAATTTGAAAAAGGCTGAAACATCAATATTAAGATATGCTAGTGATAAATACCGCAGCATAATATTTGATGCACAAGTTTATGCTAATACTGGAAGCGGAACTCCACAACAAGCAATAGACATGGCAACACATGATTTCTTACAAGGTGGAATAAATAATATTGAATATGCAAATGGTGCTAGAGTAAATATAAAATCTTATGTTGAAATGGCAATAAGAACTGCAAATTCAAGAGCACACATGCAAGGAGAGGGAGAAAAGAGAGATGCTTGGGGAGTTCACACAATATTAGTTCCAAATCGTGGTGGTGGTTGTCCTTATTGTGTTAAATTTCAAGGAAAAGTCTTTATTGATGATGTTTGGTCAAGTGGAACTGCTGAAGAAAGTAATTCAACAGGTTATCCATTATTAAGCAAAGCAATGAAAGAAAGATTGTTTCATCCTAATTGCAAAGACACAACAGTTACATATTTTCCAGAGGTAAATTCAGAAACAATTCCACCTACACCAGAGCAAGTCGAGGCTAAAAGAATTAGATATAATAGGGAACAAAAACTTAATTACATAGACAGAAACATTGAAAAATACAAACGATTAGAATTAGGAAGTTTAGATCCAGAAAATATAGAAAAATATCATAACAAAAGAATACAATGGCAAGAATACAAACAAAAATTTAAAGCAAATAGTAATTTATCTTTCAATGATATAAAACAAAATAATGAGTTGGATATTCCACAAATAATAGACAAAACAATAAAAGCAAATAATCAAACAATAAATAAAAGAGCAGAGGAATTTATAAATAAAAACTTAACAGATGATGACATTATTCAAGATAAATTGGAAAGAGGACCATTTACATATAGGAGAAATGATGATAAAATAGTCATAGATCCAAACCATAAAGATATTAGTTATTATAATATAGATGAGAGTATAGTTCATGAAATTATACACATGAAAGACATTAGAGAAAAAATAACTGATAGCAATTTCATAACATTAGATGATATTACCGAAAGAGCAAAATTATATATAAACAACAATTATAGTTATTTTTATAATTATGCAAGAAAATATGAAGATATGGCTTTCGGAGATATATTATCAGCATTGAGTAATGGAAGATTACCAGTAAAAGTTGGTCATAAACCAAAATACTGGGTAAATGACACAACTGTTATAAATGAATTAGCTGCTAATTTATTGAGTTCTGAAATAGTAGGTAATAGTGCAGTAGAAGAATTACTAAATGAAATACCACCATTGAAGGAATTAAGAAAGGAGTGCATGAAACTATGGCACATTTAAGTGAAAAAGCCAACGAATTATGCAAAAAATATGAGGAAAAATATAAAACTTTTCCAAGAGGTTGGGCTCATGGAGAAGAAACAATGAAAGAATATGAAGAATATTTGCAGAAAGAATTAGAAAAAAATAATTAAATATGTTATTAACTTTAGAGCCGAAAGGCTCTTTTTTAATATAAAAAATTTTAAAGAAAGTAGAGGTATTTTAAAATGGCAAGAACAAAAAACGAAAACAAGGAAAAAGAAGAAATCAAGGAGGAAGTTGTTACAGAAACAACTGAAAAGGTTGAAGAACCAAAAGCTGAAGAAATCACAAGCACAGGAGAAACTGCTGAAGAATTAACTGGAGAACCAGTTGAAGCTACAACAGAAGATGCAAAAGTTGAAGAAAATGCATCTAATGAAAAAGAAGATGCAGAGGTGCAAGTTACAGAAGAAACTGAAAAGGTTCCTACTGTAAAAGAAGTATTTAGAGATAAATACGATGAAAAAGTGGTTTATAAGGTTGGAGACATCTTTATTGAAGATGAAACAATGACAGATAATATTCCAGTAAAAATAAAAGATGGCCAATACAAAGTATCTACAAATAGATATGCCGAATTAAAAAGAAGTTTATATGTTGATTAATTAAGAGCTGAAAGGCTCTTTTTTATATGCTCCAAACACTGATGAGGGTAAAAGCATGTGTAAATTTAATAGTCAATTCAAGACTTAAAAAAGTAGGAGGTAGTGAGAATGGATGGAGAAACTAACACAAATAACAATGGTGTAAATAATTCAAATCCAAATGCCCAAAACACTACAGGGCAACAAACAAATCAAAATGCAAATCAAAATCAACCAACTGGAGTAATAGATTATGCAAAAATCCAAGAAATGATTGATGGTAGAAATGCAAAAACAGAAGATAGCATTTTAAAAAGCTATTTTCAAAAGCAAGGTTTATCTCAAGAGGAAATGGAAAGTGCAATTAGTTCTTTCAAAGCTCAAAGAGAAAACCAAGCAAACCAACAAAATAAAGAATTGTCAGATACTCAAAATTCTTTAAAAACTGAACAATTAAAAAATCAAAAGTTACAAATATCATTGAAAGCTTATAGCTTTGTAGATGAGTTAAATATAGATAACAAAACAATGCCATATTTATTGAAAATGGCTGATTTTTCTAATTGTGTTGATAAAGATGGAAAAGTAAATGATGACTCTTTAAAACAAGCACTACAAAAGGTCATTGATGATGTACCAGGATTAAAGAAACAAGTTCAAAATTCTGTAGGCATCACAGTTGGTGCTAACACTAATAATAATCAAGGTTCAAATTCTCCGTTATTTGACTTTGGATTTACTGGTGTAAGACCTAAAAAAAATAATTAAGAAAAGAGGTAAATTAAAATGAGTTTTGTAAAAGCAGATTTAAATTATGCTAAAGAATATTCACAAGCTTTAGCTCAAGCATATCCTTATGTGCTATATTTCGGTGCACTATGGAATGCAGTAAAAGGAGAAGTAAAATTCTTAAATAGTAATACAGTTATATTACCAAGTTTAACTGTAAAAGGAAGAAGTAATGGAGATAGAGATACAATAGGCTCTTTCGCTAGAAACTTCAATAATGCAGAGGAAACAAAAGTCCTTGCAAATCATAGAACATGGAATACATTAATCCATCCAAGAGATATTGAGGAAACAAATCATGTTGCTTCAATTCAAAATATCACAAAAGTATTCAATGAGGAACAAAAATTCCCAGAAATGGATGCTGAAATGATAACTTCTTTATATAAATTAAAGAATGAACAAGCAGCTATTACACCAAGCGATGTATTAACTGTTTCAAATGTATTAGCTAAATTCGATGCAATGATGGATGTTATGGATGAAGCTAGAGTTCCAGCAGCTGGTAGACTATTATATTGTGATACTTATGTTAAAACAATGATAGATACTGCAAAAGAAGCTGGAAGAATGTTAGGAGCTCAAGACAAAGCAGTTGCTAGATCACTAGATAGAATTGGAGAAGTTGAAGTAATTGGTGTTCCAACTACTGCAATGAAATCAGCTTACAAATTCACAGATGATGGATTTGAAGTTCAAGGCGATGAGTATAAGAAAAGTACAGATACAAGTGTTGTTACTGGTAAAACTTATTATACAAAAGCAGGAGATGTATACACAGCAGTTGCTGAACCAACTGGAAATCCATCTACTTCAAACTATTATGAAAAAACTGTTGAAGCTGCAAAAGCAGTAAAAATGATGTTAATTCATCCATCAGCAGTTATTCCAGTAATTTCTTATGACTTTGCACAATTAGGTGCACCAAGTTCATTATCACAAGGTAAATGGACATATTTCGAAGAGTCTTTTGAAGATGTATTTATTTTCAATAAGAAACATGCTGGTATTCAATTCTATATTGAACAATCAGCTTAAGGAAAGGTTGATAAATTATGAGTTTATATGCAGATAAGGACTACTACCAAAACACTTTTAAAGGTAGTAGTCTTTCTAGTGATGATGAATTAAATAAATATTTACAAGAAGCAACAGATGATATAAATACTTTGACTTTTAATAGGATAGTGAAAAAAGGTTTTAATAATCTTACTAACTTCCAAAAAGATATTATTCAAAGGGTATGTTGTCAGTTTGCTGATTTCAAATTTGAAAATGCTGATGTTATTGAGTCTATTTTATCTAGTTATTCAATAAATGGTGTATCTCAAAGTTTTGGAAATAATAACCTTAATGTTAAAGTAATCGAGGGAATTGCAATACCTTTTAGATTATATAAATTACTGGGACAGACTGGACTAACTTGCAAGAATGTGAGGTATTATCAATGAAATATCCTTCTCTAGTAAGAAAACAAGATTGTAAAACTGACATTCATGTAGTTTTATATAGTGATGAAATATCTGAAGAAGGAGCTCCTATAATTGTTTTGGAAGATGATTTTAAATGTAATTATCAAAACAAAGCAAAAAGAGTTCTAACAGATGAAAAGGTATCAGTTCAAGTTACTGGTACCTGTCTGTTTCATGAAGATATTGCCCCTAACATTACTGACCTACATAGTGGAAAAGTTATAATCTTTGGTAAAGAGCGAGATATCGCACAAGGAATAAAAGCAAGAAATCCAGATGGTTCAGTAAATTATGTTGAATTGGATATTGTATAATGTCGAACTTCGTAAAATCAACCATTAAGCTTAATATTCCAAGAATAAGTAGATTAGATAAAGCAACAACTACGGCATTGGAAGAAACAATTGAGGCATTAAAAACTGAAATTATAATGGCTCAAGTAATGCCTTTCGATACTGGTAACATGCAAAATAATTCTACATTTACAGATGTTTCAAAAAGCAGACAAGGTAGTGTTAGTTTAATTACTTCTACACCTTATGCTAGAAGAATGTATTATCATCCAGAATATAATTTCCAAACTAAAGAAAATGCTCATGCTCAAGGACAATGGCTAGAGCCTTGGATTAGTGGAAAGAATAAAAATTTTGTTGGTAAGGCATTTGCAAAATTCTATAAAAAGGAGGCTGGTTTATAATGTTAAAGTTAGTTGATATTAAAAACTGGTTAGTAAAATTAGATACTATAACAATTGCTCAACTCAATAAAATGGCAGTTAAGGATGTTAATAATGTAAGTGTAAAACAATTATTTAAAGATGGCTATATTGTTGCAGACCATTTTTATATAGGTAAATTAGATACAAAGAAAACAAAAGCTATTGGTGTTTATCAATTGCATCCTATTAATCCAAATGTGGCAGTAGGTGGATTGAATAACACAAAAATAAAAGAGAAAGATGTAAGTATTTTAATTCATTGGAACAATAATGCAAATGAAACAGAAACAAAAGCTCTCGAATTATATTATAAATTCATGAATGCTAGGAATTTTCAAATTACCGAAAATATTTTAGTAAATTATATTGACTTGCTTGTACCAGAGCCAATAGATGTTGGAACAGATAATGCCAATGTTTATGAAAGAGTGATACAAGCAAGATTTTATTATGAGGAGGTTTAGGAACATGTCAAATTCAGTAAGTGGAGTATATCCAGTATATGATAATGTATTTAAAATAGGAACTGCTGGAAAAGAATCAACTGCAAATGATATGAAAACAATTGCAGATTGCGAAACATTCTCTATATCAATGGATAACAATGTTGAAGAATGGAATCCAATGGACCAAGAAGGTTGGATAAGAAGAATGTTAACAGGAAAAGGATTTTCACTTTCTATTTCTGGAAAAAGAAATATTGGAGATAGTGGAAACGATTATGTTGCATCAAAATTATTTGCAAATGGAGCAAATGCAGAAACAAAATTTGAATGGACATTTAAGGATGGAACAACTGTAGCATTTGATTGTATTCTATCAGTAACTAATGCTGGAACAGGGGATAGTACTAATGTTGCACCTTTAGAATTTGAGGTTTTGTCAAACGGCAAACCAACAGTTACACCAGCAGCTTAAAACGAGCCTCAGTATTTCGGTACTGGGGCTTATTTTTTTTATTAAAAATTGAAATTTAGGAGGAATTAAAATGTCAAATAGTATTGATATTAGTGCAAAATTAAAAAAGGAGCCTATTAAAATAAAGTTAGCAGAGGGCAAAGAGTATGAGGTAGACAATAGTGCTGAAACTTTTGTAATAGTGCAAGATAAATTAAAGGATAAAGAATTTAGTATTGAAATTATGTATGAAGTAATTGAAATGCTAATGGGAAAGGATGCTTTAAAAGAAATAAAAGACATGAAATTGTCTGTACAAGGAACTGAATGTGTAATCATTGGTTTAATGGCAGCTATAAATGAAATATCTTACGAGGAAATGGAGAAACGATTTCCAAAACAGTGATGAAGCATTTTACGATTTAATTAATGATTTTGACCTAATTGAGAGTTCATTTGCTCAACAATATGGCATTAGAATTAGAAATGAAATAGATACTATGAAATGGGGAGAATTTTCAAGTCTGTTAAGTGGACTAAATGGCGATACTGCACTTGGAAATATTGTAAGAATTAGAAGTGAAAAGGATCCTAAAGTTATTAAAGATTTCTCTCTAAATGAAAAGAAAATAAGGTCGGAATGGTTAAATAGAAAAACTAAAAATGCAAAAGAAATAAGTCGTGAGAATTACGATAAGGCTATGGAAAGCATAAAAAATATGTTTTTATCCATGGCAAAACAAAATGAAAAGAAATGAGGTGGAAAAAATTGAGCCAAAATGTAGGAACAATAGATTTAGAGTTATTATTGAAAAGTGATAGATTTAAATCTGAATTAAAAGGTTTACAAGGACAAGCAAATCAAGCCTCAAATAAAATAGCTGGAGCATTAAGTAAAATAGGTAAGGCAGCAATAGCTGCTTTTTCTGTTACTGCAATAGTTAAATTTGGTAAAGCATGTTTAGATGTAGCAACCGAAACAAGTAATGCATGGATAGGATTAAACTCTATTCTTACTGGCCAAGGAAAGAGTTTTTCTCAAGCTCAAAAATTTATTCAAGAATATGTTAGTGATGGTTTAGTTCCATTGAATAATGCAGTTACTACTTATAAGAATTTAGCAGCAAGAGGTTATTCATCAGAACAAATTAAAAAGACTATGACAGCATTGAAAAATGCTGCGACATTTGGTAGACAAAGCACCTATTCATTAGGGGAGGCAGTACAAACTGCATCTGAAGGTCTTAAAAATGAAAATAGTATTTTAGTTGATAATGCTGGTGTAACTAAAAATGTTGCTAAAATGTGGGAAGATTATGCAAAATCAGTAGGAAAATCAACAAATCAATTAACACAGGCTGAAAAAATCGAAGCAGAAGTAAATGGAATATTGCAAGAAACAAAATTCCAAATGAACGATGCTGCGATTTATGCAAATACTTATTCTGGAAAAGTTGCTCAATTAAGTTATGCTTTTACTTCAATGAAAACTGCTATTGGTAATGTAATACAACCTATTGCAAAATTGCTTATCCCAGTTTTAACTTCAGCAGCAAATGCAGTTACAAGATTATTTACTGCTATTGCTGGTTTAATGTCAATGTTTGGATTAAAAGCAGATAGTGTTGAGACTGTTTCAAAAGGACTTGGAGGAGTTGCTGACAATGCAGACAAGGCAGCCGATGCCGTAAAAGGTGTTGGAGATAATGCAAGTAAAACTGGAAAGCAAGCAAAAAAGGCAGCATTACAATTAGCTGGTTTTGATGAAATGAATAAACTAACTGATAATAGTAGCAGTGGTTCTGGCGGTGGTTCCGGAGGAGGAGCTGGAGGAGGAACTTCAGCTTTGGCAGAGTCTTTAGATGTAACAACTAATATTGAGCAAGATACATCAGCATTTGATGGAATGCTTAATAAAGTAAAAGAATTAGCTGGAATATTTAAAGATGGATTTAGTGCAAGTTTTGGAGATACAAACTTTGATGGAATATTAACACACCTAGGAAATATTAAAACTGCATTGATAGATATTTTTACAGATCCTGGAGTAGTAAGCTCTGCTGATAATTTAGTTAAAACATGGAGCTATGCTTTTGGTCAATCTGTAGGAGCTATTGCAAGAATAGGAGTAAATATTGCTGAAGGTCTAGTTGGAAGTATTGATGGATATTTGCAAAAAAATTCTGGCAGAATAAAGAAATTCTTAATAAGCATGTTCGATGTAACTGCTGAAAGATTTACTTTTGTTGGGAATTTTATGGAGGCTATTGGAAAAATTTCAGATGTATTTTCTAGCAATGAGGCAAAATCAATTGGTACAAGTATTATAGAAATGTTTGCAAATCCTATTATGTCTGTATATGAAGTATTAAACAAATTTGTAACAGATTTAGTAAAACTATTAGTAACACCAGTAATAAATAACTGCGAACTAATAAAACAAACAATCCAAAATACTATGGGACCTATTTCAAGTATATTTGGAACATTAGCTGAAATAATGACTGCAATTGGAGACAAAATAAATGAAATCTATACAACATATATAAGCCCATTCTTTGAAAATTTATCACTTGGAATGTCAGATACATTCGGAAAATTTTTAGAGTTCTGGAATACTTATATTGTTCCATTTTTAGATAATGTTGCAGTTGGTTTTTCACAATTATGGGAAGAACATTTAAGTCCTTTGATGGATAAAATTGGAGGATTAATAGGTTCTATTGTTCAAGCAATTCAAGCATTATGGAATGGAGTTTTAAAACCAGTTATAGACTGGGTTATTCAAAATGTATTGCCTAAATTAGTCCCAGTATTTGAGGGATTGTGGAATACAATTAAAACAATATTCGGATACATTGCAGATGCCATAGGTGGAATAATTGATTTCTTTAAGGGATTAATTGATTTCATAGTTGGAGTATTTACTGGAGATTGGGACAAAGCATGGAATGGTATTAAAAATATATTCAATGGTATATGGGAAGCAATAAAAGGAATTGTTCAAGCAGTCTGGGAGGCAATAAAAGGAATTGTTACAAATACCATAAATGTGATAAAAACCGTAATAAGTACAGTATTTAATGCAATAAAGACTATAATTACTAACATTTGGAACGGGATTAAGACCTTTATTACAAATATTTGGAATGGCATTAGAGACATGATTTCTAATGTAATAAATGGCATAAAGAATACAATTTCAAATGTATTTAATGGCATAAAAACAACAATAACAAATATATGGAATAATATTTTAACTACTATTACAAATGTATGGAAATCAATTAAGACAAAGGTAAAAGAGGGTGCTCAAGGTGCTTGGGATGCAATTACTGGAATATTCAGTGGAATTGCAAATTGGTTTAAAAACATATTTACTCAAGCATGGACAAATGTAAAAAATGTGTTCAGCACTGGTGGAAAAATATTTGATGGAATTAAAGAGGGAATTGTAAATTTCTTTAAAACAATTGTCAATGGAATTATAAATGGTATTAACAAAGTTATTGCTATTCCATTTAATGCAATCAATAAAATATTAAGAAAAATAAATGGAATTAATATTTTAGGAGTTCAACCATTCACTTGGGTTCATGAATTTAATGTACCTCAAATTCCAGCATTGGCACAAGGTGGATATGTAGAGGCAAATACACCTAGATTAGCAGTAGTCGGAGATAACAAAACACAAGGAGAAATTATTTCTCCAGTAGATAAGATGAAAGAAACATTCTTAAGTGCATTACAAGAGTTTAGAAACATGAATGCTGGTATGGGTGGAGATTATGTTCCAATAGAAAACAATATCTCTGTTATTTTAGATGGCGAGGAAATTCAAAGACATCAAGATGCAAGAAAAGAAAGATTAGCACTTGCCACAAATGGAAGGAGGTATTGATAATGGCAACATATAGTGGAGATTTAATCAAATTAAATGGTCGTAGTTTTAGATGTATAACATCTTATAAGGTACAAAGAAATAAATTGTGGAGTTCTGATACTGGAAGAAATATGGCTGGAGTTATGAAAGGAACTCTAATAGGAAATTTCCCTAAAATTCAATTAGAAATAGAACCATTAGATGCTGAAGAAATGAGAGCATTAGAGCTCATTTTTGATTCGGCATCTTTTTCTGTTGAATATTACAACAATAAATATGGTTGTACTTGTACTGGAGATTATTATGCAAATGATTATGATGAGGACCTATATATAACAAGACTACCAGAATTAAAATATAAATCTTTTGCAGTAAATCTAATTCCAAATGAGGGGGAGGATAGACATGTTAGAAACAACTAATACTTTCAAAAATAAAATGAAAGTTTATGGAAAACGATTGAATGTTCTTCTTGGATTTGGAAATACAAAATTAGATAAAACACATGTTAAGAAACTTACTCATTCTGTAAATGGCGATTTGTTTACTTCTGTTATGAGGCAAATTGAATTAGAAATAGAAAATTATACAACAATAGATAAAAATAAAATTATGACAGTAAAACAAGTTCATGAAGCAGCTGTAAGAAAAGTCGATAAAACACAAGTAAAATATTTAGCAGAGGACCAAGACAAAGAATATACAGTTGACGAAGTAAATGAAATGAAAGTAAAAGAAACAAATCGTGCAAGAGTAAAATTCTTAATACCTCATGCAAAAAGAGAAAATATTGAAAATGCATCTACTCTAAATATTCAAATAGGAGTAAGACTATCAGAGTTTGAAAATTATGAATATTTAGATTGGGGAGAATTTGTTGTATATGACAAAGAAGAAAAAATTGATACACATTCATTAAAACTATATTTGTATGATCACATGATAGATAGTCATATAAAATATGTTGATAGTCCACTTAATTTGGATTATTCAACAGGAGATGTTACTGTATTAGATTTATTGAGAGCAATTTGTACTAAATTCGGATGGACATTAATTACAGAGGAATTTGCAAATGCAAATAAAATAATAAGCGAAGATAAATATGCAGAATTAACAGATTTTACTTATAGAGATATTTTAGATGAAATTGCAGCAGTTGCTGGTGGTTTTATAAAGATTATAAATAAAGACTTATATGTGGCTTATCCAACAGATACAGGAGAAACTATTGATGAAAATGACCTAGAAAAACTTACAATAGGAAAGAAAATAGGCGAATATAACACAATGGTTTTAGGAAGAAGTCCACAAGAAGATAATATTTATTATCCAAGTTCAGTTCCAGCTTCTGGAAGAGTCTCAATAAGAATAGACAATAATCAAATTATGGATAAAAACAGAAATGATTTTATTGAAGAAATATACAATCACATTAACGGACTATCTTATTATGTATTTGATTATAAATCCTTTGGCTTTGGATATTATGAGTTTGGAGATATTGTTACATTAAAAGATTTACATGAGAATGAATATAAAACAATATTATTCAACATTACTGTGGAAATAACATCTGGAATAATAGAAAAGGCAAATACAAAGGAGCCAAAATATAGTGATACTAAATATCAATATGCTACGAGTATTGAGAAAAGGATAACAAACACAGAAATAATTACCAATAAACAAGAAGGCAAAATTCAAGAAATAATTGAGGAACAACAAGGTGCGACTTCAAGAATGAACTATATGGAATCAACTATTGATGAAACAACAAGAACTATATCCGATTACAAAAAAGAAACAGACAATCAACTAGCAGAATTTCGAGAAAGTTTAGAGGGTTTGAATATAAACCTAAAAAACAATAGTGGTAATAATATTTTTTATTATGATACTGAATTTTGGAATGGAGATGCTATTGAAAGTTATACAAATACTGACACAAAGAAAAATACTGTAAGCGGAATGGGTTACAAATTATCAATAGGAAAAGTATCACAAGAGGCAACAGTAAAAAATGATATATATACAATTTCATTCTTATATAGAAACACAAATCAATTAGACAATACAACTGTTAATATTAATGGAATAGCAGAAAAATTAGGCTATACTGGTTCAGATTGGAGAGAATATACAAAACAAATAAAAGTTACAGATAATAGAATAATACTTGAATTTGAAACAGATACAAACGATGTAATAGATATTGCCGATGTAATGGGAAATATAGGATATGAAAAACAAGCATGGTCTCAAAATCCTAATGAAACTCATACAGATACCGTTGATATTGGTAAAGGAATAAAAGTAAAATCAAGCACAACAAATACAGAATTAAATGCTGACTCTGATGGAATTAGAGTTATAAACACAAATACGAGTGATGTTGTTGCAGAATTTACTGACAAAGGAATGGAAACTGAAGAAATGGTGGTTAGAGGAAAAGCTCGAATATCTGGTTTGTTATTTCAAGAAATTGAAACACAAACATGGATATCAAAATTATAGGGAAAGGAGGATTTTAGAGAATGGCAACAAGTGGTTCATTTAATACTGGTTCAGTAGGAAATTTTTATTTTACATTTGATTGGTATAGGACAGGCTATAATAGTTCAAGAAATGAGCATTATATCCATTATACACTTACTGCACATAATAGACCAGGATATTACAGAACTGTTTATTTAAAAGAATTATGGGTTGCAGGAACTAGAGTATTATACGAAGCGGGAACATCTGGAAATGGTAAATCGTATTATGATGGAGATGTAGTTAAATCCGGAGACATGACAATTGCTAGTTCTAATAGTGCTGGAGATGGTTCTTTTAGTGCATCGTTTGATGCTGGTGTTGGTAGTTATCCAAGTTCTAACTGTAGTGGTAGTGGTAGCTGGAATCTTGATAGAATACCAAGAAACCTCGATAGTATTAGTATATCAGAAAGAGCAAAAGGGTGGAATTACATTCAAGTTAATTGGTCATGTAGTCCTAAAAGAGACTGGACACAATATTCATTAAATGGTGGAGCATGGACAGATGCTGGAGATACTGTTGCAAGTGATGGAAAATCTGGTTGGTTCAATATTGGTGGATTATCAGAAAACACAAAATATACAGTTAAAGTTAGATTAAGAAGAGCTGATAGCGGATTATGGTCAGAGTCAAACACATTAACAATCACAACACCAAGTGGACATACATCTATTACACAATTTGTTGTAAATAAAGTTACTGGTAGAAGTGACCAATTAAAAATAACTTGGGCTGCTGGAAACGCATGTGATTATGGTTGGTATTCTATTGACAATGGTAAAACATGGGTAGGTGGATTAAGTTATCCAGACCAAATCATTAATGGTTTAAGTGGCGGAACATCATATAGTGTAAAAATAAGAGTTAGAAGGCAAGACTCTCAAATGACAACCGATAGTGGAACAGTTACACAAACGACATACACACAAACAAAATTTACTAAAAACAATGTAAATCATGTTAGTGGTTATAATGGTTTGAGCCAATTACAAGTAGAATGGGCGACAAATATAACTATTCAAAAATTAGAGTTGTCTTTGAATGATGGATCTAGTTGGACAGATAAAGGAAATCCAAATAGTACAAGTGGAAATTTCACAATTACAAGTCTTTCAATGAATACATACTATAATATAAAGTTAAGAGCAACAAGTAAAGATGGTTCTGTTGTAGTTACTACTGGAACGATAAAACAGAATACTTATAATAAAGTAACTGGTAATTTATATAAAAATGGTACAAAATTAAATGTTACAACTGGAATACAGATAACAACTACAGATGAATTGGAATTTAAAGATATTTCTAATCCAGCTGGTTGTACTTATAAAATATATTTTGAAACACCAGATAATACAAGAAGAATTACACAAAGCTCAACAAAATTGACTGCTGCACAAATACAGAGTATGTTTCAATATCTACCTAATAGCAATGTACAAGAATTTAATGTTGGAATTGCGACAATGAATGGTAGTACTGAAGCACAATATGTTGATTTTTATGGAAATCTTGTAATAACCAATTCAAATCCTACTTTCAATAATTTTACATACGAGGACACAGATGCAACTTGTAAGGTATTAACTGGAGGAAATCAAGGGATAATAAAAGGTTATTCAGATGTAAAAATCAATATTTCCAATGCAAATAAAGCAATTGGAAAAGATTATGCAACTATAAGTAAATACAGAGTAGTTATTGGAGAAAAACAAAAAGAAATCGCTTATTCTAGTTCATCAAATGTTAGTGGACAAATAGATAATGTTGTTAATAATGTTTTTACTGTCTATGCGATAGACTCAAGAGGAAATTCAACTGCTAAACAAATTAGTCCTAGTGCTTTTTATGATTATTCAAATATAAAAATCACAAAAGCAGAAATTGCAAGAACTAATGGTGTTGGCAAAGAAACAGAATTGTATTTTGAGGGGCAATACTGGAATCAGTCTTTTGGGAATATTACAAATGGAATAGTAGAATGTTATTATGAATATAAAACAACATCTTCTAATCAATGGGTTAGAGGAACAACAACATTGAATTTAACATTTGAGGGTAGCAAATTTATATTTAGAGGACTTATAAAAGGCGATGAAGGTGCAGAAGGATTTTCAGTAACTAATAATTTTAATGTTAGAGTATTTGTCAAAGATAGATTATCACAATCTACATTTGATTTAATACTTGGCTCTGGTACCCCACAACTTGCCGTAGCACAAGAAGGTGTTGCAGTAGGTGGAATGTATAGAGCTGATTTAGGAGAGGGTTTACAAATATGGGGTAAACTCTTTTTAAATGGTCAAGAAATTACAAATTGAAAGGAGATTTAAAAAATGTCAATTAGAACAGCTTTTTTAGGATTATTTAAATGGAATACTTCAGATGATGAAGATTTAAATAGCAATTTCGACATTGACACTGCTATGAATGATAACTGGGATATGATTGATGAGGCAGTAAGCAATTTAGATGGAAATAAGGTTGATAAGGTTGCTGGTAAACAATTATCTACAGAAGATTATTCAACAAATGAAAAAAACAAATTAAATGGTATAGCAAGTGGAGCACAGGTCAATGTTTTAGAAAATCTTACTATGGGAGGACAAGCATTAGAAAAAAATAACAAAACAATAGAAATAAAGGATCCCGAAGTAACAAATGCGAGACAATCTACTGCAAAAGGAAAAACATTTGAAAGTGTAGATGCTCGTATTGAAGAATTAGAAGCGGATGTTGATAACATAGAAACAACAAGAGGTCATGTTTATGGAATTAGAAGAAAAATAACAAGTAATTCTAGTTCTGCATGGGAGAGATTATTCGATAGCATTGGAAAAACTGCTACTGCCACAAAGAATGGTGGAACAGTACAAAATGATTTCGATAACTTGGCTCCTTGGTCTGAAATAAAATCATGTAATTATGATTTAACGACTAAAAAAATAAATGCTTGGTTTGGAGATGCAAACTTCAAATTTGATGGAACAAATGGAGATGTATTTACTCATATTCCAAAAACATATTGGAAAATCTATCAAGAAAATGATTACGATTATGTATTATTGGCAGATTATCCAAGAGCTGGTTTTATGGAAGTAGATGGTTTCTTTATTGGTAGATATAATGGTTCTGTTGTAAATGATGTTTTACATACATATAGCGGATTAGTTCCAACAACAAGTAAAAACAGAGGTCAATTTAGAACATTGGCAAATGCACTTGGAAATAATTTCTCTCAATTAGATTGGAGATATTTAGTTTTGCAAATGTTATATTTAGTAGAATATGCAACTTATAATTCTCAAAGTGCATTAGGTAATGGTATTCAAAGTCGTAAATATGTAAAAACAATTGTTGCAGAAAATAATACAAATAGAGCAATAATTGGAAGTGCTTCTGGATATTATGTAGGACAAATTATAAGAATTGGTACTTCAGATGGAGGAACACAAGTTGCAGATGCAAGAAAAATTACTGCAATTGAGGCTTATGATGAAGATGGTGTTACTGGGGCAGCACTAACTTTTGATGGAGCAGCAGTTAATATAGCAGTAGATAACTTTGTTTGTACAATGGCACAAATTACTGGCCAATGTGATGATTTAGGAATGAAATCTGGTTGTATAAACAATGATGGTTACCATTCTATGATTTATAGAGGTGTTGAAAATTTATTCGCAAATATATGGCAATTTGTTGATGGAATAAACATAAAAGATAGACTTGCATATATTTGTAAGGACCATTCTCAATATGCAGATAATGTATTCGCAGATCCATATAAGCCATTAGCTTATACAAATGCAGATGCAAACGGATATGTTAAAACACTTGGATTAGATGTAGATGAGCCATTCTTCAGATTTCCTACAGAAGTCGGTGGAAGTACATCTACATATATGGCAGACTACTATTACCAAAACACAGGAAACAGGGTTGCTCGTGTTGGTGGTACTTTCATCGATGGGGCTAGCGATGGCTTGTGGTCTTGGAGTTTCAGCGGCGACTCTTCGTATGCGAGTTGGTTCA